GGACTCGTAGTCCCAATCCCAACATTCCCATTCGTATCAATTCGGAGGCGTTCATTACTTGGTACGGCTGAACCTGTCGTACCTAAATTACTGGAAGTGTGAAAAGTAATGTTAGCGTTATCGGTTGCAATGGCCATAATTCCGCTACCAACACCAATATCAGCATTTCCATAGTTTGTGTTTCTAATTCTCAACTGGTCGCTATATGTTGTTGCGCTACTGTTAATTTGCAGTTGTGTTGCAGGAATCGCAGTCCCAATCCCAACATTTCCACTTGAATCAATCGTCATTCTTTCCAAAACATTTCCAGAAGTACTTCTTGTTTGAAATATCAAATGACCAGCAGGACCAGTTCCGTTTACAGTAAACCCTTTAATACCTGAAGTTACCCCTTGCTGAGTTCCGAAAAGTATTTGCCCACCACTTCCATCTCCTGTATTTTGAAGAAATAAGGTTCCGCCAACTGCGTCTCCATTTGTATAAAATCTTGAATTTGATCCAATTCCATTAACATGAATTTGTGCGCTCGGACTCGTGGTCCCCACGCCGACATTCCCACTCGAATCAATCCTCATTGCCTCAGCCCCACCCTTGCTAAACGCAATCGTGTCAGCGGCGGGGAAGAAAATTCCGGTGTTTTCGTTTTCAAAGCGAGTAATCGAAGGGGCCGCGGCTGTGCCCGCTTGAAACTTTAACGTGCCGGCAATTGTGTTGGCGGCAGTAAACCCAACAACTTCAAGGTTATCCCCCAGAACTGCTGGGGTAGTCAACGTGAATGTACTCCCATTAGAGACATCCACGTCCACAGAAGTAACTAATTTTGTTCCGTTTTGAAATACGTCCAATTGATTCGGCGTGTACCCGCCCGTAACTGTAAATACCGTTTGACCTGCCGTGGCAGTAAAATTCTGACGTTTGGCCGTTGCCGGTCCGGCAAAGTTTCCACTAGCAAGGCCAATAACATCAATAACGTCTCCGGCAGCCGCCCCAGTAGCCAAAACCACAACAGTGCCGCTGGTAATGGTTACGTCGTTTCCACTGCCGTTTACCAATTTTACGCCATTTTGAAAAACATCGACGCTGTCAGGAGTATACCCACCTGTTACAGTGAAAGAAGTTTGCCCTGCGGTGGCAACAAAAGTTTGGCGAACATATTGACTTGTACCAACCCCTCCGCTTCCGCCAATTGCACCCCAAGCCACACCATTGTGCCCCTCAAATGATTGGGTGTTTGTGTTGAACCTAAGCATGCCAGTGTCTCCGGCGGGCCTTTGACCAGCGGTGCCACGAGGAATACGCATGGCTCCTGTTGAAGCAAAATCAACTGTGTCTGCCACGGTAAGTGTTCCAGAAATCGACGTGTTTCCAGTGCTCGCAACCACATTAAATTTGCTGGTGTTAACGTTCAGATTTCCGGCCACATTCAAAGTCCCGGCAGAAGAAACATTCCCGCTGGCGGCGGTCACCGTAAACTTGTTGGTGTTAATGGCAAAATCACCAACCGCACTTAAAGTGCCAGCCACAGCAGTATCTCCGCTGGCCGCGGTGACCGTGAACTTGTTGGTATTGACCGCCAAATTACCGGTCGCAGACAAAGTTGAGCTAAACGCTCCTGTTGTCGCGCTTAAAGCATTTAAGGTTGAAGCGCCAGTGACGGCCAACGTGCCAGCAACTGCGGTGTTACCGTTGGCCGCTGTTACGTTGAATTTATTAGTGTTAACTGCCAAATCCCCGGTGGCAGTCAAAGAACCGGCGATTGAGGTATTTCCGCTTGCTGCAGTTACATTAAATTTGTTGGTATTGACTGCAAGATCCCCGGCAACCGCTAAAGTTCCTGTGCTAGCTATTCCAGCGCTGGACAATTGAAGGGCGGTTGCCCCAGCAAACCCATCCTCTACCGTCTGAAGTGACGCAGAAACCCCTGAATTTGGCGTCAGGTTGTTTAATTTTAAAAGTTCTTTATAAGAACTTACAAGGGAACGACCTGCTAAAGACGCCATAGGGGTAAATCTTTTTTAGCGGTTTGCCAGTAATTGTCAATAAACTTACTGTGTTTTAAGTTCATGCGTAGTAAGGGATTTTTCTTGTCCCAACACCCGGAATTACCACCGTGATGTGGTCGAAATCCGTATCCCAGGTCCACGTATCAGTGCTGGTACCGGTAAACCCTACAAGCGTCTGATTGGCGTCGGTTACGGTTAAAGTCCTTGTTTGGCCTGTTGTAATACCGCTGGCTTCAAACTGAAACCGCTTGGTGTTGTCCGCGTTATCCCTAATTGTAAATGCATCATCATTGGTTAAAACCGTCGAACTCCATGTCCCCGAAGTAACAGTACCCGTCTGCGTCAACGAAGACCCGGTAATTCCCGAGCCAAGGGTGCTGGCAGAAAGAACGCTGTTCCCGTTGATTCGGTAATTTTTGCCGCTGGCCAACTCCATATGCTCGGACGAAGTCCAAGAATCCGTGCTGTCGATCCAATTTAAAGTTTTATCCGTTGTGCCCTTAAGTGTTATTCCACCGCCGTCCGCGGTCACATCCGTTGGTGAGGTAACGTCACCGAGAATTACATTCTTATCCTCTACGACAAGGTTAACCGTATTGATATTGGTTGTTGTTCCGTTAACGGTTAAATTACCCGAGACAGTTAAATCTCCGCCAACAGTTGCGCTTGAGGCAACGGCCAGAGTGGAAGACAGAGTTGCCGCTCCGGTTACGCCAAGGGTTCCCGAGATTGATGTGTTTCCATTTGTCGAGTCGACTGTAAATCGATTCACCGTCCCGTCGTTGACAACAAAAGATTGTCCCGCCCCACCCGCAACCGTAAGGCTGTGATTCACCGTTGTCGTGCCCGTCAAAGCACCAATGGAAATTGAAGTGGCCGCCCCAAACAAATTGCCCGTCAGGGCGTTGGTGTTAAATACAGAAGCCGTTCCGGTTTGAGTAGTGACGATAGAAGGATTTGCCCCGTTAAGGTTGAGAGTCGTTGCATTTGACCCTGTGATAGTAGGATTGGCAACCGTCAAGGACCCCGTGCTGGCACCAATTGAAATTGAAGTCGCAGCACCGAACAAAGCTCCCGTCAAAGCATTAGTGTTAAAAACAGACGCTGTTCCAGTTTGAGTAGTTTGGATTGCGGGATTGGCACCATTAAGATTAAGTACTGCTGCGTTGGTCCCGGTAATTGTGGAATTGGCAATAGTAAGGGTCCCTGTGCTGGCGCCAACATTCAAGGAGGTTGCTCCTGCTCCAATATTTAATGTGGTGGCGTTTGCGTTTACCAAATTAAACGTTGTTTGATTTGTTGTAATATCTCCGCCGTTTACCGCCACATCGCCGCTTGTAACAACATTACCGTTAATGGAATCAACCGAGAATTTTGTCGAAGAACCGTCTGTAACAGTCAATGTTTGCCCAACGCCGCCAGCAATATTAAGGCTGTGGTTTATCGTGGTTGTGCCGGTGGATGCTCCCACCGACAAAGAAACCGCAGAGCCGCCTATATTAAGCGTCGTTGCGTTCGTGTTGACCAAATTAAATGTGCTGTTGGTAGTTGTGATGTCACCGCCGTTAACGGCCAAGTCTCCAGTAATAACAGAATTTCCACCAAGCCGGAAGTCTCCTCCCACATTCAGATTCTCTTCGATACCTACTCCGCCATTTACAACCAGGGCACCGGTATCTTTGTCGGCCGAACTTGTCGTCGCATTGATCACCTGCCCTGTCAGGGCAGTCAAACTTAAGAATGTGCCGTTGCGTGGAGTACTTGCCCCAACCGCAACGTTGTCCATCGATGAAATTGCGGCCGGGTTGATTGTCAGAATGCCGGCTGCAGTGGTAGGAGAGATTGTAACCGCGCCCTGCGGACTTATTTGAGCTACATCCCGAACCTGAAGGTTATCAATAAAAGCAGTTCCATCGAGGTACAAGTCTCGCCACTGAAGCCCGGGAGCTCCTAGATTATAGGTGCCGTTTACATTTGGGCGGATGTCAGAATTAACGTCCGCCTGGAATACAACATTGTCAGTATCGGCGTTACCAAGGGTCAAAGTACCTCCGTTGGCCGTCAAAGTACCTTGAATAATTGCATTTCCGTCAACGTTGAGGTTGCCGCCGACATTAAGAGTTTTTTCAACCCCAACCCCGCCTTTGACAATCAAAGCCCCGGTGGTCCGGGAAGCAGAATCCTCTACGCTGTTGATGGTTGTAACGCCGTCAACGCTTAGGACCCCAGTAAACTTGGCTGCGCTGCTTGCAAGCTGTAAGGACGAAGCGGTGGCGTCTCCGTCCTCAATAACGGTAAGCGCATCGGTAAAGCCGTCCTCTGAAGCTGTCTTTAAAAGCTCTTTGTACGAGCTTGCAACAGATCGATTAGTTAAGTCAGCCACACGAATCCCCCCGCAAGTCGCTTAACCACAAAACCCATGGTATTTCGACCTGCTGCCATTGAATTCCTTGGTTTTTCCAAACCCCAGTGTAAAAAACTTCCGGGCAGAAGTCGCTTCCGGAACTCCAATTTTTTGTTTCTGTCCAAAAAGTAAAACCGTCCGTCCAACCGAGTTGGATATGCTCGTTGTAAATCTGTTCGCTCGCACAGATTGTTGCGTGCGTAATTGTGGTGGGTGAACATACAACGGGGGTGATTATCACACCAAGGCCCCAATTTCACCGGCCCCAAAAGAAGGAGTCTGAATTTGTATTGAGTATTTATGACCGCCTTGATGCTCTTCAAGCTCCGATTTTAGCAACAACAAGGCTTGCTCTTCGTGAAATTTAGATTGCTCAGGGTTTGAAGATTGAAGCATTAAGGAAAGGGCCATCTGGTGAAGCGCGGTGTAATTTCTAATAATCATGGTTTCGGTATCGAGCGTATGCTCAACATGCTTTCTCTTAACCAGCAAGCGAACACAAGCATCCGTGTGGAAGTTGTTTCTAGCAAAATACACCCTCAATCTTTGATTTGCGACAACCCGCTCTCCCCTGGCAATTAAAGCCGGGTATCCGTAGTGTTCTGTGGCGGTTTGGTAGCCGGGGCCGTTTACGCTGAAGTCATAAGATTGATCATAAACGGGGGCAGGCACGTCGTTCATCGTGGCCGAGATAATTGAGTCTACATAGACGGGTAAGTAAAAAAGGCCGTCTTCAGGGATTTGAATAGTCAGTTCTTCAACCGTTCCCGCCCACTTTCCGCGCACCATTAAGTTTTCTTCAGCCCGATTGGTAAGGCGAGCCAGCTCTGGCTCTGACAGAGTAAGTCCGTTGGGGAGCTCCAAGGCCAACCTTGATTTAGTATAGCCAAATGAATTGGGTGCCGAATTAGCAAGGGTTGTGTTGTACGCTGCGTGCCTCTTTGCCTCTTGCTCAATTTTAAGATTATCTTCCAAAACAACCACAGCTAACTCTTCATACTTCTGAGATAACTCGGGATTGGGGGCGCCACCAGGGGCGAGGACGGAATCAAAAAGAACCGACTGAACGGCAAGTTTGACTGTTCGGTAATCGCTAATTGGCAAAAGACTGCTGTCTGAAGTAATGTAAGTATAGGTTGGAAGAACTAAACCGTCCTTTACCCCATAGCGCACAGAAGAAAGAAGTAATCTTTTTTTGGCAATCAAAAGGTCCTGCGCCTTGTTGATTACATCAAAAAGACGAGCCTCATCCATCTTAATCCCAAGCTCTAAATCCAAAGCAAGTTTAGCCCGAACAAAACCCATGGTTCCGTAAGATTGGGTAGACAGTTTTGTTTGATAGGATATACGACGAGCGACTTCAATTGAAGAGTCTGTCTTAGAAATCATGTGCTGCCGTGCTTTAAGCTCTAAAGCCGCAGCCATCTCCAACTGATTATTTTCCTCACGATAAATAGCCATAACCATCAGCTTAATCGCCTCAAGATCTTGAATAGTCAAAAGATCGGCGTCGTTATACACGTCGGTACATTTTTTCTTTCCGGTTACAACTACTTTTGTTGGAACCGGGGTGACGGAGGCATCGATTTGAAATTTTATTTCGTTTGAGGTTGTGCCCAACGGATAAAATGACAACGGCAAAAGATCTCCATCGTCTAATACAAAAGCGTATGCATTGTCGCAAAGCAATATGTCCCCTGAGCTCGTCACGTTTCCCCCATATTGGCTAACCCGATGAATGGCTTCTAAAGCCAACGGGAGCGTAAAGATGCCTGAAGTTACGTCGACTTTATATTTGGCTAATGTCCCAAGCCAGGGTTGGATGGCATGAAGCCGACGTTGAGCTTGGTTTACACGCTGGGCCACTCGGGGGTCGGCTGCTGGGACACCATTATCGACGACCCGGGCGACTTCCCCTTTTATGCTTCCAAAAGTCACGGGTCAGTTCACGAATCCGCGTAAAATGGGATTCGTCTCCAAGTTCCGTTAATTTGAAGTTTAAGATAACCAACGGGCTTATTGGGTAGCGCGGTGGCGGTTCCGGTAGTGGCTGAGTTTGACACGTCTTGGTCAACTAGAAACAAGCTGTCCACGTTTCCCAAAGAAGTTTTTCCAGTAACACTCAAATCCCCGGTGACAGTCAAACCGCCGGCAATCGCTGTGTTCCCGCTGGAAGCAGAAATCGTAAACTTGTTGGTGTTTACAGAAACATTGCCCGTAATTGATAAAGCGGAAAGTGTGGTTGCTCCGGTTACCCCCAGGGTTTGCCCGACATTAACAGCGCCAGCAACTCCGACGCCCCCAGCAACTGTCACGGCACCATTAGAGGCTGTTGTTGAGGGAGCAGTATCGAGTATTTGCAAAGAATCGATGTACCCTATTCCGTTTACGTAGGCATTACGCCACTTGTTAGTTGAAGAACCAAGATCGTGCAGGTCATCGGTGTTTGGAATGACGTGAGAGCTGACTTCTCCGTTAAATACAATATTGTCATCGTCCGCACTTCCAAGAGTGACGGAGCCGGAGGTGCTGAAATTTCCGTTAGCCGTAATGTTCCCTGTGAAAGTGCTTACGCCAGTAACACTTAAAGTGCCGTTTACTTGTGCATTGTTACGTACCGTAGTGGTTCCTGTGGAAGCGCCAAGGGTAATTGCGGTAGCCACATTTCCAAGATTTACAGTTGTGGATGTGACGTTGTAAATGTTTGCCGTTGCTGATGTTGATGTTATGTCGCCCCCATTTACAGCCAAATCACCTGTAATGGTGGTGTTTCCGGTAATAGCCAATGTCGAAGAGAGAGTTGCCGCCCCCGATACAACCAACGTCCCCCCAGTAGTTATCCCGGTGCTTGAGTTGATCGTGCCAGCAACATCGAGGGTTTGTGCTGGGGTCGTTGTGTTAATCCCAACTCGGTTGGCATAAGAACCGGTACTGGCAATAGATAATACGGGGCTAAGTATACTTACGTTTCCGCCGGTTACAGATAGCCCGCTTGACAAGTTTGAGCTAGAGCTAATAGAGGTCCAAGCACCCCCAATATATACCTTGATGACGGGATTTGCACCGCTGGAGTCTAACCAGATTTTTGTAACGTCCGTGGGTGCGGACGCGCTCGTTACAAAAACGCTGCTTTCGGAAACAGGTACGGAAAGATTTTGGGCAAACAAGTCCAGCAACTCTTGTGGAGTTGCGTACTTTGATCCAGGGGGAAGAGATCCTGCAAGAAGAGCCATTATGCGGTCTCCAGTTTTGGTTGAGTGCTTAATTGAAGAGCCAATCGGTTGGCTTCTACCATTTCGTTTCTAAATGACTCAACAGCGGCAGCTCCCTGTCGTGTTTCTTTTGCGGTTTCAAGTATGAGGAAAGGAAGCCATGATACGGCGCATCCAAACTCGTCTACCTGTTTGCCTGTATTCGGATTAGTTCCAGTTATATGAGTATAGAATGCGCAGGCGTGTTCAATACACGGTTTTTTTAAAAGAGGACAGGTTTTGGCGCTCATTAGTTTTTCTGGGCTATAATAATATCCACATAGGCCACGGCAAAATCCATGGCATTGCCTGAAAAGCTTCCACTAGCGCTCCCAGAAAAACTGCCGCCTGTCTGAGTCCAAGAGTGGTTGTGAGCCCCGCCTCCTCCGGCCGGCAAAGTCTCGGGTCCTTGATTGGAGCCGTATCCACTTCTGTTTCCGTCATCCCCACCGGCGGATTTCAAGCCATTCCCATATGTTTGAGTGTGCGTATGGCTGGGTATTTGGGACAGGGTGAGCGTTGTGTTCCCAACTACACCGGTTACCGAAACCGATCCCGAAACGCCCGATATGTTGACGGTCCCGGATGGGGTTTTGGACGTAAACACAGAAGAAAAACCACTAGACCCGCCCACACTAGCGCCGCCGTTGACCACACGAAGGGTTCGGTCGTGGTAATCAGTTATTTTAGTCCAACCGGTAGGAGCGTTGGTTTGTTGAAACAAAATACGTGTACCAGGCGGGAAAACAGCGTTTGAATCTAACTTTGCAACAGTAATCGCACCGTCGGCTATTTTATTGGTAGTGACATTAAGATCAGCTATTTTATCAACAATAACAGAGCCTGCGGCCAGTTGTGTATCTGTGATTGTGCCATTTACAAGCTTGCCGCCCGTTATTGTTAAATCTGCTATTTTGTTGTTATTCACCGAGGCGTTAGCAATTTTTGCGTTGGTTACAGATCCATCAGCCAATTTAGCTTCAACAACACTGCCGTTTGCTATCTTAGTGGTGGTCACACTGTCAACCTGAAGCATGGACGAACTCAATGACCCGGAAGTCAAAACGTTGGCCCGCAAGGCCGACATTGGCATTTTTTTAGTAACCGAAGAATTTACAACCGGGAAAACATCCGAGTTGCTTAGGGTGCCTTCAAAAGAAATTAACTCTGATATTTTTGGCATACGGCGGGTTCCTTATACTGGCTTACTGACCGTCTTATGTCAATATTGGGTTGTCGGATTGGTCAGTTAAAGGGTCGCTAAACCCGGAACCCCCAAACACAGTTAAAGTTCCGGATTCGGTTAAAAGCACCGATGAAATAAAAACAGTCGAATTAGTGATATTTGCCACCGGAGCAAGCCCGGTCAACAAAGTCGTCAAATCGGCAGAAATACTGTCACCGCATATTTCAGAGTTGTGTTTCAGAATTGAATGCTCGACCGCATCCAATTGTTGATAATTGCTTTCACTGAGCTCGGTACTCATTGATTTCCTCCAACCGCCTCGACCGGAGTAGTTGCGTGTAAATAGTGCTTTTGAATAGTTGCATTGCCCGTCCAAATCAATTTGGTTTGGAATTCGTACCCGTGAACAAACAAACGATTTGTGTTTGGGTCTTCCTGTTCTTGGGGAGTCATCAAACGTATTTGAGGGGCAAATTGCGGTTTTAAATTTGAAAGTTCTGTTAGAAAACCATAGCTAAGTACCTCATCAGGAGTCGTATCCGCCTGCTCAATTCCGTAAGGGGTAATAGTCACATCGTAAGGCGCAAGGACTGTTGGGTAAGTAAAGTTATAATAAAGATAAGTACCACTGTCTCGTTTCAGATTAATGAATCTTGAAGCCGTACGATCGGTTGGGATGGGTATATTTACCTTTCTAAAACTTGAATAAAACTCATTGTAAGCCGTGGTCCCAAGAACCAATGCATCTTTTTCTACGGGAGTCAGGTCAGAATACGCATAACTCATTGTAATCTGAAAAGGAGCGCTTCCCGTGCCGGCAGCGCTTGACCCGGAGGTAAAGTCTAGCCTCATGCCCATGCCCCTGGTCAGACGACTTGAATATTGACCTAAATTAAATACATACTTTTCCTCATCGATTGCGGTGGACACATTTGTTTTTACAATTTGTTCTTTGTTAAGGGGGCGAATAGCAATAGTGGTTTGGGGCAGCAAATAAAAGCTATCCCAGAATATCCACGCCGGGTATTGATCTGGTCGATAATATACCTCAAATTCCGTTTGGTTTAGTAAATTGGAAAACCAATAATCTCCTCGAAGCAGACGTTTGAGTTCAAACATGTTTTTGAACATAAAACTAGAAGTCTCTAGTTCTGAACGTATTGGGACGTCACCTGTGGTGACAGCCCGAAGATAGGCCGTACAAGAAGTCTCGTGATTAAAAGGCAAAGTCCCTATAGGGTCTATTTTTATATATAAATAATCTTTGGATAAGATGGGCCCAAGATCAATAGATGTGTTTGTGGACCCCCCAGCGTCTGTTGAAAATAGCAAAGTTTTTGATCTAATCAGAGGGCTTACAGTTGGCTGTGAAAATACCGTTGAGTCATTTATGTCGATTGGGCTTGTTGCGTAAGAAACAATAATACCCTGGGTCCCTGTAGTTGTGGTAGCCCAGCCCGACAAGGACGACTCATTTATAGCGGTAAGGTCTATTTTGTAAGAGTCAAGTTTCAGCGGAGACAGGGTTGTGAGATTGATTTGTTTGAAGACCGTTGGGCTTCCTTGGAATGTTGAACTTGAGCGCGTGGCCGCCAAGGTAGCGGCGGCAATCGTAATATTGGAGCCTGCAATTGGTTTGTCTTCCGTAGCAGTCGGGTCAACCAACCAGCAAGACAAAAGGCCACAACTATAAGCAAGAATATATGTCTTGTCTCGCCGACCAAACTCACCCGACAAAAGCTGCACAAAATCTAAACCAGTCCATATTCCATCATAGGCAGCCGAGGATTTTCCAAGACTTCCGCTTAAAGTGTTAAAATCCAGACTGACAAGGGCTTTATAAGACAATCTTGCCTTGTCGTTGATTGAGTCGGGTTGTTTTTCTTCCGGCAAACAGGTCATCAATATGCGGCCTCGATCCGTATAAGCCATGCTTACGTTGTGAAGCAAATAAAGCTCATCGTTTTCCAAGATTCGATTCATTTCCGCGCTGATTGCCGTGTTGCCCCACGAATTAAATTGGGCGGTGGCGTTTCGGTAACTTCTCAACCCATCGGTGGCTCTGAAGAGCAGGTCACCATTGACCTGAGCAAACGCATCAGGACCGACTGCGCCAATCCCTTGATACAATACGCTTTGAAAACGCTCGGTTGTATTCCAGTATATTCGGGGCACACCAACATTAAACGAGGCCGCTCCAAACTCGCAAAAAACATAAAGCTGCCCCTGCCCTGTTGCAGTATCCTGAACTGGAACAAATTCCATCCCAGTAATTTTGCCCATAAATCCAGGCATAAGGAAACTTCCACCCTCCGACAAATATGTATCTTCCGTGTTAAAAAGAACGGAAGATCTTGGGTCCAACAAAGGATATACCGTGTTGTTGTTGCCGTCAGTACCCGCAACTTTATTAATATGCGATCCAATCAAATCCATCGCCAATATTTCAAACCTATTGGGGTTTGCAACAAACAATCGGCCTTGCCCATAGGCCATAATGGAGCCAATCGGAACTTCGGAAGGTCGGCTCAAAATAGCATAGCCTTTGGCGCCAGCCCCACCACCTCCACCAATAGTTATGCTGGGTTGCGAAGTGTAACCAGAACCGGCGTTCGTTATAGTAATAGAATCAACTTGCAAAGTTGAAGCGTTAACATTGGCCACAGCAGTTGCTCCGGTCCCGCCTCCTCCACTTATGGCGACCGTAGGTGTGGATATAAAACCAGAACCACGGTGAGTCACAAGAATAGACTGCAACGACCCGTTACCTTGGCCAATTGATATTGTGGGATTTTGAGTCGTGTAAGATCGACGAATAAATTCACCGTCAAAAATAAAGGGTGGGTTTATTCCGTCCTGAATAATTAAATACTTTTCTGCTTGAGAAAAATAATGTCTGTTGGTCTGATGATTTTGATCCGGCCAAGGACGGGATGTGCCTGTGGACGCATCGCGCGCAAATCGAAGTAAAAGCGTTGCGTTACTCGACCCTACAACTTGACAGGTAGTAAATTTGCTAAATCCGTCCCCTGGTTGAGTGACAGTAATATAACTGACATCCCCACCAGAAGCTGTTGCGGTTCCCTCAAAACCCGATCCTGTTTTTCCAAGTGTAATTCCGTAAGGATGGGGATCAAACAAAAGGACTTTTGATGAGTTGGTAATCCCACTCCCGCTACTTACTTTAGCCGCTCCGGTAATACCCAGGGTGTAATAGGTTGTGTCCATAAACTCTGGTAATTTGACATACCCAATGGAGTTTGAATCAATGGAGTACGACCCGACCTCCGTTGCAGTTGTTGGGCTAGGAGTTGAGCTCGCGGTGTAAATAAAACTTTTTGCCGATGGAACAGATAAAACAGTTACGTTTGATCGGTTAAACGCTGAAGGAGTACAACCAGAAATGGATATCTTGTCCCCGGGAAAAAGATTATGTGGTAGATCTGTGGTTGCGGTTATTGTCGTGGAAGAAGCTGTCAGGCTAATTATATTTTTGGGGGACATCAAAATCCCGGGGCTTCCGTTAATTCGTATAATTTTTTTAGTTTGAGGGTCTATTCTAAATATCCAACCCCCAGAAACAGCAATAATGTATGTTTTCCCTTTCCCGCCTTCTGAAAGGTCGGTTGCTTCATCCCGGTTAATAGGTTGAGTAAAAAGAACGGCGCCTTGAAAATCACCGTTTTGAAATTGTACTAAAGCGTCAGGGTCGTTTGGGTCAGATTGAAGGTCTAGCTGTACAAACCCCGGCCTTGTTTTTACGTGACCCCCTCGAGCAACAATATTAACGCCAAAAGCGTAGCTTTGAGGGTCAATTAAATTTGGTTCTTTTGAGGAATCCATCCCCTTGGGCAGACCATTAAACCCGTCCACCTGTCGCGTAATATCATTAATGGCCATATGGTTATTTTCTCAGAAATGAAAGACGTTTCAACCTTTGGACCGTAATACTTCCCAGTTGTCTCGCCAGGCTGAATTAGCGGCGAAATAGATAGACTTTGTCTTGGGAAGCTTTGCTCGGGGGATTACAAACACGGCGTCCTGCGGAATGTGGTAAAAGATAAAGATATCGCAGTCAGTTTTGTTATAGGTCGTCTTTACTTTATTGGTTTTAAGAAGAGCCCCGTATCCGTAGCCAGGGCCTTTTACAGCAAGGAATTTCAGCTTATTTCGCGCTTTGGTGTCAGAAGCCCCAGACGTGGTCTTAACCTGGACTCTTCTGAGCTTACCTCTCCAGTCCGTGATTAAATCGTACCCTTCATCAATTACGGGCGTACAAACCAGAAAACCCTGTTCTAGGAGTTTGGCGGCCACTCTTTGAACGCCAATAGCCCCTATACGAAGGCTCATAGCCAAGACCTTCCCAGGACATTGATTGCAAGCCTACGACGCCTATAAACCCCATCTCCGTCGCGGGAACCGCCCCCGTTTGTGTTTCCTTCAATCGTTAAAAGCCACTCACCGTCGTTTTTCTCTACAAGCCCGGTATGCGCTACCCGGCCCATGCTATTAAACCAAATACCAAAAACGTCGGCGGGTTTGAGGGGCGTACCTTTTCTGGATCTATCCCAAATAGGACGGTACAGCATTGTAGGCGACCAGGCTGTCCGGGGGTACGGGTTAAGGGGGCGGGTAAAGGTCTTATCACCTACCCAAACAACAAAGGCCGCGCACCAAGGCGCTCGAGTACCTTTTAAACCTACGGAGCCTAGGATCTCGTCCACCACGGGCCCGTCGTTCTGTCCCGTAGCTTCTGTGATCCCGATGGCTTTTCTGGCCGTTTCGACAACCCGATCCCTCGCATTCGCATCGCCCAAAGAAAGATTGGGGTAGGCAAGTACAAGAGTAATCGCGAAAACATATCTTATCGGCATGACAGGATGGCTGCCAGTAGCAGGACGGAAAACATGGCTGCAAAAACAAACAGCCTTGTCCGGGGTCCCGATTCCTTCCAGTCATCGCTGAGCACACCTCGGTCGACGTATTGATCCAGTATCTTCCAGTCTAATTG